TTCAATACCAAAGTCTAAGGCTGCTTTGGCATTTGTGTTAACCATTTTATTATAAGCCTCTTGTTTGTTAGCGTGGTTTTTAACTCTATTTTCAAATGTTTTTATTTCTTGTTGCTGTAATAAATTTTGATTTATACCGATAGCTTGTGCAATAGCTGCTAATCTTCTAGCCTCTTCTTGCTGTTTAAAATTAATTTTGCCAGCCTGTGCTTTTGCTTTTGCCGCTCTCTCTACTTGTGCGATCTTACCTACTTCATTAAGTAATTGAGTTCCTGCTCCTGCAATCGCTGGAGCTATTCTGCCTCCAACTGTTGGTTTCATTAAAGCAAGACCAGCTTTTGCTAGTGCTAAATATTTATCACTCTTGTAACTTGGTGTTGGAAACATTGCATCAAGTTCTTCTTTTGTTTTTGCTTTTGGTGTTACAAGGTTCGCAAACTCTTCTCTGTTTAATAAAAACTGCATTAAGTTAAGCTCAGGTGCTGGTCCTGGATCTGGCAAATTAGTAAAAATACTTCCAGGTAAACTTGTTGGCATTCTGTTCACACCAGACCCTGTGTCTACGTTAACAAAGTTTGTGTTCTGTGGGTTCGCAATATCCGTGCCGCTGCCTTCAGTGCCTACATCAAATATATCATCTTCTAAGTTAGGATCAGGATATGTTACCATTATTGTTGTCCTGCCCCACCGAATATAGATCCAAATGTTCCTAGACCAGAGATACCTGCTCCAATCGCACCTAGTAGTGGATTAGTAAACGGTATAGGCTGTTCAATTGTTCTCTGTTGAGCAGAAGGAACTCTTGATAGTTGATCTTGTACAAATCTTAATCTGTTTAGTGGTTCCTGCTGTCTAGCAGTTGTTAATCTTAATGCTTCATCAGCTAACGCTTGGTTTCTAGCTTGTCTCTGTCCACCTATTGTTCCTAAAGTTCCTATACCTGCTTGACCTAAACCAAAGCCTAGTTGTCCAAGACTGCCAAGTCCTTGAGCTGCTTGTCCTAAAGCTTGACCTACACCTAAATTTCTAGCTTGTGCTCTTTCAAAAGTATCCATTGCCTTTGCTTGAGCTTGTTGAAAGTTTCTTGATAAGTCTTCAGATATTCTTCTTGATTTTATATCTTGTAAGTTTTTAGCCAACTCAGCTTCTTGCACACCAAATCTAGATCCACCAAAGGCTCCTGCTCTTTGTGCTTGTGTTGCTAAATTTGATTGTGCTTTAGCAGCCTCTTCATCCATCTGTTTTAAAGCTTGATTAGTTACATCAGCTTGATACTGATCAAAAAACTGTTGATAGTTACTTTGACTAGGATCAAACTGTCCTTGTGCTGCCTGTAATGCTGGGATGCCTGCTTGTGCTGCTGCTCTCGCTGCGTCTAAGTCTGGCTGAAAAGCAGCTTGACCAGTTCTAGTAAGTGAGCCTGTAGCTGGATCAAAAGTAAAACCTAGCTGTCTGGCAGCCTCACCAAACCCTGCTGTTTGAAACTCATCAAAAGGAGATATTGCTCTTTCTTGCGGAACTATTGGTTGATCTGTCGCCGCGAAGACAGAATCCATTAAACGTCTTCTATAGTCCTCTAAAAACGGGGCTTCTCTAGTTATTTGTGTACTTACGTTATCGGGTCCATTTGCCATTAATCTGGTCCTTTCGAAGACTCTGGGTCTAATTTATTCATTAAATTATACATTGCTTGTGGTCCACCAGCGTTCTCTACCGACTTAGCCGTAAACACAAACTCTCCATCACTTAACATAGCAGGTATCTTATCATCTTTTGGTCCACCTGGTCCATATACCATACCTCTTTTTTCTAATCCACCTAGCGCTAATCCAACAACACCACCTGTTTTAGCCTGTCTAACTTCATTAGACATACCACTCATAGGTATTGAAACAAGACCTGGATCAACTTTTCTATCCATGTTAGCCATTTCTCTAATATTAAATGCATCCATTAACTCTGCTCTTGGATCTATTGGAGGAGCATCATCAAACATTCCTGCCACCCCACCCATGGCCATACCTCCACGTGTAGGTGCCACATTCTCAAAAAAACCAGTGGCTGTGTTATATCGTAAACCTTTTAACATATCTTCTGCTGGTGTAGGAGACAATCCATAATCAGCAGGATTAGGGTTCTCTCCTTTTGCTTTTGCTTCGTAGTAATCATCAACCGCGCTTCTATACTCTTTCGCTGCCTCAGGGGTTTCTGGTGTGTCACCAACTAAAGCCAAATATGTTGCGAGCCCTGGTCCGAGAGTCGCGGCCAGTGACCCAAGAAGCTTACCCTTACCTGTAAGCCCATCTTCGTCAACTAAACCTGTAAAGACGTCTGTCATTTTAAAACCAGTTTTATCTTTTGTTAATTTATCTAAACCCATCAAACCTTTCATTTCCTGACCCATACCTGCGCTAGCTTCTGCTGAATCTTCTGCCGATAGTCCTGCGATTCCAGGCGCATTGACGACAGCTCCACTGTCAGTGGTGGTAGGAACTGCATTTGGATTTAAAATACCCTGTGCAAAATCAGTGCCTACTAGCTTTTCAGTTCCAGCAGTCAAAGCTTGGTTAGTAAGAAAAGACATTAGTGGATTCTTTTGATATTGAGCCGTTAATATATTTGGTAAAAACTTAGTCGCTACTTTAGCGAGAGGGTTCATCTTATCAAATATAGGTAGACCCGTTGCGGCACCTGCTGCAATCGCTAATGCTTCTGGGCTATTTTTAAGTGTAGCTCTGACTTTTCTAAAAAAATTTTTAAACATGTACTCCTAGCAATTCATGATATTGTTAAAATGCAAGGAGGCTGCCTTGGATATATGCCTAATTAATTGTATATTTATAGGCAAAATATTGCTATATGACAATAGATATTTGAGGAGAACCAAATGGAGAAAGAAATAAAACTAAAATTTGACGCCATAAGACCTTTTGGACCAACAGTTGTAAAAGGAAAAGTCCCCGAAGACATGATAAAACTAATTAATGAAAAGTCTGATGAGTTAATGAAAGATCCAAATTTAGCTAAGAAATGGGACTGGTCACAAAATCTAGCTGGAAATGTTAAACAAGAGGTTAGAATACCCCCTGAGTGGTTAGACAGTAGTGGTCAATCTTTTGTTTTTTTGCTTGGAGAAATGGTAAAGCAATATTTATCTATTCCACCAGCAAGTGAAACTTTAGCACCAGAAAAAATTGATAAAATGGTTATTGAATCAATGTGGGCCGTGAGCCAATGGTCTGGAGATTTTAATCCTGCTCACATGCATGACGGTGATTTGTCAGGAGTCATATATACAAAAATGCCTGAAAGCATAGAAGAAGAGAGAAAAAAAGAAGATCACTATCCAAGTGTTGGTGATATTGTATTTATGTGTGGTGATCCAAAACATTTTAGTGGTCATAAACTGCAACACTCACCAGAGGTTGGGGACATATTCATGTTTCCATCATGGCTGACTCACATGGTCTACCCATTTAGAACGCCAAATGAAGAGAGAAGATCAGTATCTTTTAATTTAAGACTACTGCCTAAAGAACTTTATGAACCAGAAACTTTAAAAAAAGAGTGATAAATATACAAAGACTACCTGTTTTTGTTGAAGAAGCATTTAGTTATCAAATGCCTGATTTTGATTTTTGGAAACAACAAGTACAGTCTATAATTTTAGTAGAAGAAAATAAAAACATACACAATCACGACACTACTCCATATGAAGAATGCAATGTTTTTGCTAAAAGAACAGCATGGAATTCTCATATGAGATATCCAGCATTAAATAATTTATGTGAACAAATAAAAAACTGCATAAAAGAATTTGTAAAATTAGAGGGATATGATATTCCAGAATTGGAGACTAATGATTGTTGGATTAATTGGTATGACAAAGACCAACATGCTCAACCTCATAATCACGGAGCTCAACTGGCAGCTGTATTATTCGTAGATGTTGAAGAATCAAATGCTCAATTTTTTTTTCATGCAAACAGAAATTCAGTTTTTGTAAAAAAAAGTGATAGTGTAACAAATTTCAGTAATATAAAAAAAATGTCTGTAAAAAACGGAACTCTTGTTTTTTTTGATGGTAACATGATGCACTCCGTTAGTGCAAATAAAACAAACAAACCAAGGATTACAGTGGCCATGAATTTTGGCGTGGTATACAAACAAGAAAGAGGTTCTTACTAATGAGTGTTCAAGTGTTTGACAACGTGTTAGATGATGGTTTTCTTCAATTTATTAATAGAGAAATGACATATATGAGTTGGACAATACAATTAACTGATCCTGACATTGCAACAGAAAAAGATGATGAATTTTTTATGTGTGACACTAGTAGTTTACCCTCTCACGATTTTTTATTAGAGTATTTTAATAAAAAATATAATCTACAAAGAAAAAAAATTAGATCTTATGTTAATTGTTATCCACCAAAAACTAGAGGAACTTTTCATCCTGATGACGGCGACACCACACTTTTATTTTTTCCACATGATTGGAAACCTGAACACAAAGGCTCTTTATTATTCAAAGACCAAGAAGTAAAATATAAAAAAAATAGGCTGGCTGTTTTTGATGCAAAACTTTTACACAAAGCAGATGTAAACTTATCTAATAAAATGAGATACACAATAGCATGGAAAACATCAATATAGAAAATATTCCTATGGTCCGCATTACATGGCTAGATGCCAAAGATATGGAAACAGGTTGGTTGCCAATTAAAGATATTTTAAATGCTCCATTGGCCGTGTGCCAAGAGGTTGGTTACATGGTTGTAAACAATGATGATAAAATAGTTATTATGAGATCATGGTGTGTTGATAAAGATGACAATCATGGTGGCGGTGCAGTGGCCATACCAAGAGGTTGGGTAAGAAAAATAGAATATTTAAAGGTAGAGTATGCAACACAATAGAGACACTGAATTTGTAATGTATGTAGATAATTTTTTATCGATAGAAACATTAGAATCATTACAAGAGACTTTTCAAAAAATTAATTATGGAGAGGTCAAGAATCCAGAGGGTCAAGTTTATGGACACAGACATACTTTCCCTCATAGTTTTCATCATGATCCCTTACTAAAACTAATAAAAAATTATTTTTTTCCTAACAGAGATCTTGAGCCAATCTCTGTAAGCGCTCACGTAAGACAAAACAACAAAGAGCCTCTCTTTCACGTTGATGTTGAAAAAGACAATGTTGCAAACTTTTTGTTGTTTGTTAAGGGACAGCCTCTTCTTAATAACGGCACAGGATTTATGACAGGTAAATCGTTATCTTCGCATATAGGATTTATAGAGAACAGAGCTTTATTTTTTAACGGTAGAAAAATACCACACTCTGATTTACAATCTTTTGGAGATAGTTCAAAAAGATACACTTTAAATATTTTTTATAAAGATGCATAAAATTTTTGTTGGAACTCCCTGCTATGGAGGCATGATATCAGCTGACTATTTTAAAAGCTGCTTACAGCTTGTAGCGTTAGCAGCGACAAGAAAAATAGAATTACAATTTGCTACTATTGGAAATGAGTCACTAATAACAAGAGCACGAAACACATTAGTTCAATTATTCATGGACGGTGACTACACACACCTTTTATTTATTGACGCTGACATTGCATTTAATCCAGAATCAGTATTTAAAATGTTGGACATAGATAAAGATATAACAACTGGTGTATATCCGAGAAAAACAATAGATTGGATAAAAGTTAAAAATAAAATAAAAAATAACCCAGATATTAGTGAAGATGAGCTTATGGCCTCATCATTACAGTACAATCTAAATGTAAAAGATCCAAATAGAATAGAACTAAAAAATGGTTTCATAGAGGTATTGGATGGAGCCACTGGGTTTATGTTGATAAAAAGATCTGTGTTTGAAAAAATGGCTAAGGAGTACCCTAATTTACAGTTTAAACCCGACCAGCACATTAATCAATCTCACGAAAAAGACTTTAATTATCACAAAACATCTACTTGGAATTACACTTTTTTTGATACTATGGTCGAACCTAAAACAAAAAGATATTTGTCTGAAGACTACGCGTTTTGTCGTTTATGGCAGAATATGGGCGGTAAAATATATGCGGATATCATGAGCGGTATGACTCATTATGGTAATTATGCATTTAGAGGTAATGTAGGAACTCAATTCTTGCCTCAAAACGATAAGTAATTTATTATAAATTTATGCAATTAGTTGATCTAAAATTTAAACCAGGTATTGACAAACAAGATTCTGCTTATTCAGCTGGTGATCAACGTAAATACATTGACTCTGATTTTGTAAGATTTCATTATGGCAAGCCAGAAAGATGGGGAGGTTGGAGGTTTTTACCTAATCCTAACAAGTCTATTGTTGGTGTTGTTAGAGACACACATTCTTGGATAGGACTAGATGGCACTAGATATTTAGCCCTAGGCACCGATAGAAAACTTTATTTATACAGAGAGGGTGATATTTTTGACATTACACCCATACGAGATACCGCGGCAGGTCTATCAAATCCTTTTACAACAAACGGCACCACAACAGTGAGTGTTCAGGATGCCGCTCATGGAGCAGCTGTAGGTGATTTTGTTACATTTGACTCATTCTCTACAATAGATGGATTGGATATGAATCAAGAGTTTGAAGTCACAAGTGTTACAGACGCAAGTAACTACAAAGTTACTCATACAAGCACCGCCTCTGGATCAACATCAGGAGGTGGAGGAACAGGTAATGCTAGTTATCAAATAACGACAGGACCCTCTACATCCACATATGGTTATGGCTGGGGCACTTCTACTTGGGGCGCATCTACCTGGGATGAGCCGAGATCATCCTCCTCAGTTGTTGTAGCAGGAAGAAATTGGTCATTAGATAATTTTGGTGAGGATTTAATCGCAACCGCTTTAAATGGCGGCACTTTTATAAAAGATATTTCAGGAACAATTGACGCTAGAGCTACGGCTTTATCTAACGCTCCTACAGCATCAAGATTTAGTTTGGTGTCAACTGACACAAGACACTTACTTTTATTTGGAACTGAAACAACTATCGGAACTCCAGCATCACAAGATGATTTACTTTTTAGGTTTTCAGATAGAGAGGATGCAACCGATTACACACCAACTGCTACAAACGAGGCAGGATCACTTCGAATATCCGATGGTTCAAGAATTGTTGGTGCTGTAAAATCAGCAGGTCAAATACTTGTGTGGACGGATACTTCGCTTCATGGCATACAATTTGTAGGAACTCCTTTTACGTTTGGTTTAAGACAATTAGGTGCTAATGCTGGTCTCATAGCTCAACATGCTGCTATAGAGGTTAATGGCATAGCGTATTGGATGTCTGATAATGCTTTTTACTTATATGATGGTGTTGTTAAAAAAATGCCGTGTTCAGTTCAAGATTTTGTCTTTGATGATATTAGTTACACCAATAAAAATGATATAGCTGTTGGACTAAACACAGCATACAATGAAATAATTTGGTATTATCCATCTGCTAATGCCTCGCAAATAGACAGAGCGGTTGCTTATAATTATCTTGAAGGCACGTGGTACACATTAAGTTTAGCAAGGACTACGTGGTTAGGAGCTTACGTGTATGAACTACCTATAGCTACAGAATATAATGCTTCTGCGACTGCAAACGTATCTACTATTCTAGGATTGACAGCGGGTGCTTCTGAGATATTAGAACATGAAGTAGGCAATAATCAAGCTGACGGCACAGCTATAACTGCATTTTTGGAAACAGGTTCTGTTGAAATAGCAGACGGAGATTCATTAATGTCTGTAAGTAAATTGGTTCCTGACTTTGATAATTTAGCTAATACGATGACTGCTACTTTAACTTTAGAGCAGTATCCTCAATCATCTTCAAATACCACTACAAATGGCAGTATAACTAGCACAACAGAAAAAATTAGTGTAAGAGGTAGAGGTAGAGCTGTGAAAATAAAATATCAAACTAATACAGTAAATGATACGCCTTGGAGATTAGGATCACAAAAACTACAAATACGACCTGACGGAAGAAGATAATGGCAAAAATTACAATAACTAGATTACCGAACGCTACACCAGAATACAATCCTGGACAATTTGATCAAATGATTAGATTATTGGATCAAATTATTTTATTATTAAACACAAACTATCAACAAGATATAAAAGAAGAATTAGAATCGGAGAGTTTTTTTCTTGGCTAATACATTTAAAAGTGCAGCAGTAGATCTTACAACTACAGATCTTACAACTGTTTTAACAGTGCCTACCGCTAATCCTGGCGCCACACCGCCAGTGCCTCCTACAACAGCTCTTGTAAAATCAATACTTATTTGTAATGACTCAGGAAGCACGACATTAGTTGATGTAGAATTTGTTAGATCGTCTGCCACCTTTGAAATATTTAAAGCATTTAGCGTGGCTACAAATACAACAAAAGATCCGTTGGCCGAGCTTGGTTCTACTTTGGTTTTGCAAGAATCTGACGTGTTAAAGGTTCAAGCTAACGCTGCTAATCAGGTTCACGTAACTGTAAGTTTTATGGAAATAACAAAGGGACAATTATAATTGAAACTGCAATCGTTATTTATTACACCAGTTTTTACCACTGAAGTTTCTGGTCACGAAAAATTAATTGATAAAATTTATGATATTAAAAATAAAGATGAGAAAGGTATGCCAAGATCTAATATTGGTGGTTGGCATAGTCATGACGAAATATACAAAGACAATGATTTTACGAATGTAGTTGGAGATATCCTATTTAATGCTAATGAGTGTTTTAAGCATCTTGATGTAAAACCTAATTACGTGCCTGAAATAACAGGTCTGTGGGCCATGGTTAATTGTCCAGGTAGCAGAAATAATGTTCATACTCATCCTTACAATTACCTGTCAGGTGTTTATTACTTAAAAGTACCTAAAAAAAGCGGAAATTTAGTGTTTCTAGAGCCAAAACCACAAGCAGAGGTGTTATCACCCCCGAAAAAAGAAAACTCGTCTGTATACACCGCTCATAGCGTTTCTTGGGAACCTAAAGAAAACTCATTAATTTTTTTTCCATCTTGGTTACAGCATGAAGTGCTGACAAATAACTCAAATGATGATAGAGTAATATTAAGTTTTAACATAAACTGGAGAAAAGAAGATGCCAATAATTAAAGAAGCTAAACAGATAGGCACTGTCAAACTAGAGGATGGCAGAGTCATACCTAGGTATGATGTAAAAACTGAAACCACAATAACTAATACGGACACAGGAAAAGAGTATGAGTCAGAAGAGGCGATGCAAGCAGATATAGATGATCCAAATACTTCTACAACTGTCGATAAAATCAGACGAGATGTAAAAATATTTGCTCCATCATTGAAAGATATGTTGGGTCAAACTCCTAAATCTTAAGATTGTTGACATTCACACCCTTGTCCTTCACATATTGGACAAGTTGAATCTGAAGAATGACTGTGGTGATTACACTCTTTTAAATGACGCTCCATATCTCTCTCAACAGCTAGTAGTCTTTCATGATATTTGCTCACCTTATCTGCAAGGTAGGCAATGGCTTTATTTAATTCATCTTTTTCCATATTTGTCTCCTATTGATTGTTAATTTTGGTGAGAACCTAATGTAAACATGTTTTGCTTGAAATCAACAGAACTTTTTAAAAATGTTTTCTTGACATTTAATATTCTTAAATAGGTGTTCCAGGAAAATATAAATGTTTTAATTTTGTTCGTTCAATTAATTTTTTTGCCCATGATATATCACTTATTAATGGTTTACCTGCTAAATTTAGTGACGTATTAAGAAGTATTGGGACATTGGTTTTTTCTGCAAAACTTTCTATTAATTCATACAAATGCAAATTTTGTTCTTTAGTCACTGTTTGTATTCTACATGTTCCATCAACATGAACTATTGATGGTATTAACCTTTTTTTATTTTCATAAACTGGTATGGAATATAACATAAAAGGTGATTCTTTAATATTAGTCATGTCAAACCAAAATTTTGCGTGTTCATGCATAACTACACCTGCAAAAGGTCTATAATTTTCACGTTTTTTAATTTTGTTTACTATTTGTTTTCCATTTTTATTTCTTGGATCAAACAACATTGATCTTCTTCCAAGGGCTCTTGGTCCTATCTCAGCATTAGCGCCATCACACACGCACAATATTTCTTGATTTAACAAAACATTTAATGCTTCACTTTTTTTATATATCATCATTTGTGTCTATAAATCTGCCAATATGGAAAGTTTTTATTTTTAAAACGTGGTAATTCGTGTTTTTTTCTTAAAAACTCTAAAATACCTAAACTCAAACCCTCGTCACTACAGTGAGGAAAAACATGTAAATTTTTAAAAACCTTTTTAATTTGTGAGTTCCAAACTACATTTTGTGCACAACCACCTGAAAAAGTTACGTGTTCATCTGTTTTTATATAATCTTTAAAATGTTTTACTAACGCATCACCTACATATTGATGTAAGGTTCTAATCCAATTTAATTTCGTATGACTAGCAATTAATTCATCTCCACAATGTTGCACCCATAAGTCAATATTAAAAGCCGCTGCTATTGTTTTGATATTAAATATTTTAAGTTTTTTATAAAATTCTCTATCAAATCTCCCATAAGATTGTAGACCCATGAGTTTACCTGCACGATCTAAACCATGTTCTGCTTGTATGCCAAGAAAACTAGCTGTAGTGTTTATTAAGTTGCCTAAAGAATTTTGCTCATTAAAAAATCCCAAATCAACAAGTTTATCGTTTTGAAAAAAAGACCAAGAAATATTGTAGTCACCGTAAGCATCAAAAACAAAATGATTTTTACATTCATGAACTATAGGCCACGAGCTCAACGCATGAGCATAGTGGTGATTTACCCTAGTCATGTTATGATATGGTAAGTAATTAAATTTTTTTTCTGGAAAAAAATTATCATTTTTAACATCTAATTTGTAATGCCAAGGATCAAAAACTATTCCTATTTCATCAATGTCTTTAGGTTTCAGTCTCCACATTTTGTATATTTCATCGACCCATGATTCATAATTTTCATAAGCATCGTGTTTTTTCCTACTATGTCTTTCTAATTTAAAATAGTAAATTTCTTCACCATCAAAATATGACATGTTAGAATCATGTTCACAAAGTCTTAACCCCAAAAATTTCATTCTATTTTCTAAAAATATCTATACCATAAATACGATATTATGGTATAAAATTTTTAAAAATGGCAAAGAAAGTAGAAGAAATAATAGTAAAAAAAACTAGTGTTTTTTTGAGTCGGTTAGAAAACATGCATTTGTTAGAAACTGTATCTCATTTTATAGAAACTCATGAGAACAATTTTACCGAAAGAAGTTGGAATTGTAATATAAGAACTTCTAACAATATGTGCTCTAATATATTATATGATATTGATGAGTTTGAATATTTAACAACTGAAATAGAATTAACTATAAAAGCTTACAACAAAAAAATATATGGCAAAAATATACCTTTTTGTATTTCTAATTCTTGGATAAATATTCTTGGTATGTATGGATATCAAGAGCCTCATATACATCCTAATCACACTGGTTCGGGTATATTATATTTAACTGATAACAACTCTGAAATAGAATTTATAGTTTATCCAGAAGATTATAGAAAATCTTTAAAACCTAATAAAGGTGATATTTTGTTGTTTGACAGTTATACATACCATAGAGTGGTTGAGTCAAAACAAAAAAGAATGTCACTAGCTTTTAATTATAGGATTCAAGCATGAAAAAAACTTTAATGGAAGAATTGTTAATTTATGGAAAAATTATTGGCAAATACAAATTAGACTTAGAACACATTAATGACATAAATAAAAAATATGAAAAAGCTAAAGATCATCTTTCTAGTTATGGTCCTAGGTTAGCTGGTAGATTAGATTCAGAATTAAATATGATGACTGTTATACAATCAACTACTGCCTTTAAAAAATTATCTAGTTTTATAGATGATTATATAAACACATGTAAAAAATACAAATTGCTACAAGATTTAAGTTATAATTTAGAGATCATAGGCTGTTGGATGAATGATATGAAAGCTGGTGAGTACAATCCTGCACACACACATCATGATAACACAGGATATTCTACGGTTTTATTTTTATCTATTCCAGAATTTATAGACGACACAAAAGACTCTCATAAATTTAAAGACGGACAATTAAATTTTATTAATGTTAACGGGTCGTCAAGCACCAGTTATGTACCTGAAGTCGGTGATTTTTATGTTTTTGAAGCAAGTCATATGCATTTGGTTTATCCTTTTAAAACAAAGAACCCAAATGATATAAGAAGATCTATGTCATTTAATTTTTTACTGACAAAAAATGAAATCAAAACAAATTAAATTTGTAGCTACAAATAAAGACATGTTGGATATCTGGCCTCATCCAAAGCCAGCTGTTCAAATGATACCAGATGAATATAAAAAATTAAAAAGATTTAATAATAACAATTATCATGAAGCTACTGTCAAAACATGTATGCCTTTCTTAGATTCAATGACAGCTGGTTATATTATACCATTTGACCAAGATTATGTTGTAGATCCCGTAGATAATGATTTTTCTATATTTCCTGCCAACAAAGAACAAGATGATGTAAGTTTTCATCCACAAGTTCAATTACCTCAAAGTTGGTCAAAAAAAACAGGTAAAAATGCTGGTAAATTTATGAACAAATGGTTGATTACAACGCCTCCTGGTTATAGTTGTTTGTTTACTCAACCTATGAACAGATACAAAGAGGATAGATTTAAGATTATAGAAGGTATAGTTGATACTGATAGTTATATTAATATAATTAATTTTCCATTTTTGTTAAACAAATGGGATGAACAATTTATTATAAAAAAAGGTGAGCCTATGGTGCAAGTTGTACCTTTTAAAAGAGAATCTTGGAAAATGTGGTCAGGTTTTTATTATGAACCTAGACATAGAAAAACAATTTTAAATCTTATGAGTGAGTGGGTTGACCGATACAAAAAAATGTATTGGCATAAAAAAAGTTTTAAATAATTACATACTTGGTTTTGGATTACTTCCGTAATTAGGATCGTAATCAGCCCAAGTTTTACCCTCTGCTAATGTTGTGTCATTAGTTTCATCATCTGCCTTAGCTTTTTCAAAAGCTGCTTCTGCAGCAACTATTTGATTTTTTCTAACTTCACCCCAATCTAATAAATCTTTTACTGTAACAGAACCATAAACTGTGTCTGATGTGCTGGTTAACTTTGTATTACCAATCATTTCGTGAGCGGCATTACTTCTTTGTATTTCATTTTGTCCTGGCAAAGAATTCCAAATTAAATAATGAATTTGATTATCTGTACCATACGGTAAATTTTCAACTACAGATGCATTGTCCCCTCTAGCATTCCAAGTAATAAACAAATCATCCTCTGTTGTATTTGGATTGCTTCCAACTTTTATAAAGTCTCTGTTTGAAATTGTTATTTCTACTATTGCCATTTTATCTCCTAATGTTTGATTATGTAGTTAACAACTACGAAAGGTGAAAAAGAATTAGTGCCAGAAGCTGTAACGGTGCCTGTTAAAGCGTTTGTTAAAGCTACTGTGCCTCCTAAAGTACCAGATAAGTTATGACTGTGGTTGTGACCTGTTCCTGAACCTTCAGATCCAGTATTGCTAACAGAAGCTGATTGACCACCTTGTCTACCTGGTCCTCCACCAGCACCCTGTGTATGAGTATGTGCTGCTAGTTGAGCTGTTGTCAAAGACGTATTATCAATAGATCCAGTTATTGTAACAGACTGGTTGTTAGCCAAGGTGCTATTTACAGCTTGGTTATTAGTAACTGAAACTGTTACAGTGTTTGCACCGCCAGTGCCTGCTAAACTATTAGTTCCACTTTTACCCTGTGGAAATCTACCTTGTAAATCTGGCACATTAAAAGTAGTTGAGCTGTCACCTGCTCCATAAGTAGTTCCTATAACAGCAAATAAGTCTGCAAAAGTAGATCTTGAAATTGCTGACCCATCGCATAAAACATAACCAGCAGGAGCTGTAGCTTTTCCCCAAGGTTTAATTGTTCCTACTTCACTTCTATTTGTAATATCTTGTAAGTTAGCCATAATTAATCGTTATACTTTAATCTCCAACCGTTGTCACTGTCATTGTACACCAACGCAAATCCAGATCCACTAGTTGATACTGTTAAATTAGCTTCAGCCCCTTGTATCTTATGACTGTTTCTATTTACAGTTAAGTTGTGAGTTGCAAAAGTTCCTTCTGCATCAATAAATTTTACTTGATCGCCGATAGCTGCAGAGCTTGGCAAAGTAATAGCTACTGCTCCACCTGAAGTGTCTACAAAAATATTGTCTCCAGCCGCTGCAGTATAATCTGATGTCTTTTTAATCCATGTTTCACCAAGACCAGCTAATGAAAAAATATCGTACCAATTAGTTCCATCGGAGGAAACTAATCTATATTTACCATTTTTAATAGTGACTGTATTACCAGTAGCACCTAGTCTTGCTGTTACGTCAGCGCCGCCAGCTATGTTGTTGTATAATCCATACGTTTTTTGTGTTGTTGGAAACTGTACAATATGAGTTGTGGAAATAGTTCCAGAAAAAATTATTTGATTTTGTCTTGCTTCGTTGTTTGCTTGAGTTTGAGGTCCATCATTATTTGTTAAGGTTGTAGGTCCTGTTCCAGAAAGTGTTTTTGCATAAACACCTGCGATTGCAAATTCAAATACTTGAGAAAAGTTATTGTTGGTAATAGTACCCCAAGTTCCTGAATTTTCTCCAGTAGTTTGTAATTCTATTCTTAAACCCGTTGAATATGTCGAACCCATCTAATCTCCTAATTTAAAACTTAATGATTATTTTAAAGTTTGTCAAAACTTTTATGCAGCTTTGTGAACTTCAGTCCAACTAATATCACTGTTTGAATCATCTACTTGACTCCAGAAGGTGCCTTGTAAATTACCCACTGCACTTGTACCAGAAATACCCGTGACTGTAAAGACAGTATCTGTTCTAACATTCAAAGTTCCAAAAGAACTTGTCGCTGATACTCCAGGTATTAAATAGCTTGTTTCTTGACCTGCATCTCCTAAATTTAAGGTAGTTCCTAATCCTGTAAGAAATACCGAAGTGCCTACGGTACCTACAGCAGAGGATAATTGGTTTCCTGAAACAAAAACTTTTACTTCAGGATCTGCCTGTGCCGTGCCAACTGATGACTGTAAGGCTACCTCTGATCCCGCGACCACTGTAATTTGACCATCACCGCTTATAGAAAATGTGCCTATTGACGAAGTTGTGCTTACACCAGTAACACTTATATTTTGATCAGTTATTGGACTTTCATCACCAAGAACAGATGTTAATTGATTACCTGTTACTGCTTGAGATAAACCTACAGCGCCCCACTGTTGATCGCCCCATCCTATGGTGTTACCTGTATTTACATCTGTGTCTCTGTTCCAACCAGTGGTGGACGTAAGACTTACAGATGAACTACCTATGCTTGATGTTGTTGAGACACCAGCAGAAATAGTAACATTTATGCTAACAGAAACGGTTGGATTACTGCCTATAGAAGACGTAGCACTAACACCATCTAAAGTTAGATTTAACGCTCCAGTTATGGTGGTAGATCCACGTGAGGAAGTAAGACCCACACCTGTCACACTGATGTTTTGATCAGTGGAAACTGTTTCAGTGCCTAGAGATGATGTGAGGCCATTACCAGTAACAGATACTGGTGCTTGTTGGGACCAAGCACCACTGTTCCAAGTTTCTCGGCCCCATCCTTGGATAGAGGCCATAGTTTATCTCCTTATGCTATTCTTAAAATTGCAGCAGTAGCTTCAGCAGCAGGAAACGTTATTGTAAACGTGCCAGCAGTTGAAGACTTTACAGATCCAAAATCAAGAACACACACAGCTGCATTTGTAGTCAAACCAGATACAGTTGAGCTGTTATAAATTACAGCAGCTTGTGCAGAAATAGTTGCACTTGTAAATGATAAGTCTGGTGAAAAATCACACACAGCAGTATCACCAGATAAAGTTGGTGTTACAGAGGTAAGTGTGCCTCCTCCCTCAGAATAAGTGCCTGAGTTTGCTACTTCATCAGTTTGTTGAAAAGCAGTTGTTGATTTACTTAAAGTTGCTTCGTTATCGTATAGCGCTAGTTTAAAAGTATTCCCCGTCGTTGCCGTAAAATTGTGTAGGCCTTTCAGGATCTCCACTTTGAAACTGTTACATACAGCTTGGTTA